CCTTTGCTGAAAAAGGGAGGAGCTATGATATTTGATGATTACTTGTGGGAAATGCACACGGCTCCAATTCAAAGTCCTAAGTGGGGAATTGATGTCTTTTTGAATATGTTTTGCCAAAAGGTGCAACTTGTTTTAATCGGATATCAAATAGGAATAATTAAAATTTAAGGATCAAAATGACAGACAATATTAATATCGTAACCCCAGATCAAAATCCAACACAAATATTTGTAGCTACACCGATGTATGGTGGTTTGTGCAACGGTTCTTATACAGTGGCTTTGCTTACATCCGTAGCTGTTTTCTCCCGTTACGGAATTGCTATGCAGTATGCTCATATGATGAATGAGTCTTTGATTACACGTGCACGAAATAGTTTGGCAAAAGACTTTTTAGCAAGCGAATGCACTCACCTAATGTTTATTGATGCGGACATTGGTTTTAACCCAGCGGATATCCCGCCAATGATTCATGCAGATAAAGATATTATTTGCGGCATTTATCCTAAGAAAGAAATTAACTGGATTGATGTAACCAAAGCAGTGAAAGCAGGCGTATCACCACAAGATTTACATAAGCACACAGGGGCTTTTGTAGTAAACCTAGTAGGTGGTGCAACTTCTGCTGAAGGGGACATGTACACACCAATGGAGATCGCTAATGGGGGCACTGGATTTATGCTTATTAAGCGAGAAGTATTTGAAGGATTGATAGGAAAAGTGCCTACATATACTAACGATGTGTTTATGGCGATTGATGATCAAACCAAAAGAGAAGAAATTAACGAGTTCTTTACAACCAGTATTGATAAAGAGTCAGGTAATCGTTTGCTTTCTGAGGACTACCACTTCTGCAAGATTGCAAGAGAGGCTGGATTCAGAGTTTGGGCGGCTCCATGGGCACAGCTATCACATACCGGAACCTATATCTTTAACGGACAACTGCCGAGGGCATCATGAGTAGCTGGCTAATCATTCTTACAGGACTTATATATGCGTACATCGCTGGAGAGCAGGGTTATAAGGGCAACTTGGGCATGGCTATTTGCTACACTGGTTATGCTCTTGGTAATGTGGGTCTTTACATGATGGCTACAAAATGAAGGACTGGCAGAGGGCATACTGGCAGGGCTATTGGTCTGGCTCATTGATCGGGATTATTGCTTGTATCGTTGGGCTATACATTGGCACCTATACCAAGCCTGCTTGTGGACAAGTCCCAAATTGGGACTATAGCCCATACAACTATAAGAACTCTGAATACAACTACAACAATAGTTCTAGCAAATGGGAAAACAGTCCGCAGAATTATAAAAATAATCCGTATAACTATAACTCCAATACTGGGGTTTATACCAATAGCGGAGACCGGATTGGGTATGAAACAATCAGCGCAGAAGGTGTCAGAAATATATTTGACAACGATGGAAATAGAATAGGTTACAGAGGAGAATAAGATGGTTGATTACAGCGAGGCATTTTTAGAATTAGATCAAAACTTAAGATCAGTATATGAACTGATGCTTAAGGGTCGCAAGCAGGAAGCAGCTGCTTTGCTGGAGAAGATTTCTGATATTGCTAAATTTACTGCTGCTTGGATTGAAAATGAAGCTCACTAATAAATATAACTTGCCACAGACGTTTGTCAATGTGGCTAACAGGCCGTCCTATACCAAAGGGAAAGCCCATGTATCAGCTACTGAACTGTTGAATAGCCCACGTATTGTACAATTGAAGAAGAAGTACGACGATCAAATTGTGACCGACGTATCAGATATGATCTGGTCAATTATAGGAACCGCTATTCATGGAGTGCTGGAACAAGGGAAAGATGCTAACCACATTGTTGAGCAAAGACTACATGAGGTACTTGATGGTTGGCATATTTCTGGCGCTATTGACCTACAAATTGTCCACGATGATGGTATAGAGATCAACGACTACAAGAACGTAGGCGTATGGTCAGTAATGAATGAGAAGGTAGAGTGGGAGCAACAGCTCAATATCTACGCTTGGTTGGTAGAAAAGGTTAAGAAAACCCCAGTAATTAAGTTGGCTATTATTGCCATTGTACGGGATTGGAATAGACGAGACGCTCAATCACGTCAGGGTTATCCCCAATCACAAGTGGTAACTATTCCTGTTAATCTATGGTCAATGGAAGAACGTGAGGAGTTTATACGTGACCGTATCCATGTGCAATCTGAAGGATTATTTGCTATGGAAACTGGTGACGTGCTACCATTATGTACGCCAGCAGAAATGTGGGAAAAGCCTACGATGTATGCGGTAAAGAAGGAGGGAGCTGCACGAGCGAAGTCTGTTTATGCAGATAAGGAAGAAGCAGAGGAAGCACTAGAGAAAGCAGGCAAAGGATATATTCTCGAAGTAAGAGAAGGGGATCGCACCCGTTGCGCAAACTTCTGTCCGGTGTCTGAGTTTTGCGATCAATATAAAGCGTATCTTGAGGAGAAGAAAAATGCTGAAACAGTTAATGAAACGGTTTGAAGAAGAGTTTGTAGGGCAATCTAAAGTATGGGAACCGGTAAGCGATTCTGTTTATTATGGACGTATGTCTGATGCAGAGATAGAGGGAATGCGGGAGCGTAACGAGAAAGCCATTAAGGAATGTATTGAGCAGATGGGCGAGAAGTGGATCTTGCACCCAGTTCATAAGGTGGTTCGCCATGAGAGCAAATGATCATCAAGTAGGAGGAAACCACTATGCTTCAAACGCTATACAGCCTTGGGATTACATTATATCCAATGAACTTGGATACCTTGAGGGAAACATTATCAAATACACCACCCGCTGGAGAAGAAAAGGTGGAGTTGACGACCTCAGAAAAGTCATCCACTACGCAGAAAAACTAATTGAAGTTGAGATGATGGTTAAATTAAAAGAGGAACACGATGGATTACAAAGAACTTAGGAAGATAGATGTCTCTAAATATACGGAGAAGAAAAACGGACTTACATACCTCTCTTGGGCATGGGCGGTTGACCAACTCTTACTCGCTGATCCGAAAGCCCATTGGTTTTATCCGGAGTTCCAAAGATGGGGAAACGGTTCAGTCATGGTGTTTTGTACCGTTGTCGCAAATGATATTGCTCGGACAGCGCAATTACCGGTTATGGACTATCGTAATAAACCGATTGCGGAGCCGGATTCGTTTGCGGTAAACACAGCGATGCAGCGTTGCTTAGCTAAGGCTATTGCACTGCACGGTATCGGTCTCTATATATACAATGGTGAAGACGTTCCCCCTGACCTCGGGGAAAACGTTACGGCAAACGTGGTTACTAAACAAGAGCCAAGGGTTGCTGCACCGCCCAAACCTGCCCCTACTAAGCCACCATCTAAAGACTTTGGATTGGCGCCCGTAGGAGAGCAAGGATCTAAGGAATGGATTGAGGGAGTTAAAGCTGGAGTATCTGCTGCACTTGCTTTAGCAGACAAGGCTGATGATGTAGCCAATATCTTCAAGAACAACCGTAGCATTTTTGATGCATTAAAAGCAGCGGACGATGCTGCCTATGCAGAACTAATGACACAATTTTCAACAACTAAAAAAGCACTAACGAAGGAGTAATAAATGGATTATCCAAACCAAGGAACTATTTGGCATAACACAGAGAAAAAGCACGAGAAAGCACCGGACTTCTCTGGCTCTATGCTATTTGAAAAAGATTTCCTGCAAGACTTAATTGATAAATCCAAGAACGGAGAAGTAGAAATTAAGCTGGACATGTGGAAACGAAAAGTAAATACCCGTAATGGAGAGCGCAATACTTTAAGTGCGAAAGTAAATACTTACGTTAAACCAGACCAATCAACATCTTCTGCAAAGGATCCATGGGATGAGTAAGAAAAGCAAACGTGAATGGACGGACGATGACGACCTAGAATTTGCTAAGTCATTTGGTGAATGGGCTAAAAAAGCCGATAAGAAATACGACGACGTAAACTGGGAAAAGCTAGCCAAGCAACTTCAAGAGGCTTTGGCAAAAGAGATGAAGGAGAACCAAGATTTAGACAGGCAACTTGCTGACGCTCAGATTGAGGTTATTCAAGCCTCTGGCATTATCAAATATCTTGAAAAACGTATTTCTGACTGCATGGATATGATGGATGGAAACGAGCCAATTTGAAGGTAAAAAGATAGCCCTCAAGCAGACGAAGGATGGGTATGCTATGACGTTAGCTATCCATCCGGATGACATTCCTGATGAGCTAATGCGTGACTTTGTTGGGGCAAGATACATGGTAGTCATGGTGCGTCTTGCTGACAACGAAGAGCCATTGAATCGTGAAGAGTTTGTTGGCGGTCAATTAATTAAAAAAGCAGGAATGGTCTGTAGGGATCCTGAGTTCTGGAACTTTATGGAGCACGAAGGTTTGGTGTTTGAAATGCGTGAGAGCGCTGTTGCAGAGGCTGTATGCGGTTATTGTGACATTGTTTCTAGATCTGATCTAAAGACAAACCAATATGCACAAGGCTTATTTAAGAAGTTAATGGGAGAATTTGAGACATGGAAGCAGACAAGAAGCACATGAGGTTTCTGGCAAGCTGCTTTGCCATGACCGGATTACTGGAAGGCTTTCATTCTCCAGATGAGTTTACCGAACAACACTTAGCAAGGGTTGCCGTTAATTGCGCTGATGCGCTATTGGAGGAGCTGGAAAATGAAAAAGATATTGATGGTGGCATTGCTGCTGTTGTCGCTAAACGTCCACGCAAGCGGAATAATAGCGGAGATGCCTAATCAGGGGGGTGGACACATTTCCTTGACAGACATTGAATGCACTACAATAAAAAACACTTTTGTAGCATACTCAAACCTATCAAATGGCAAGTCTATTTTAGGATGCTGGGCATCCGACGAAGATAATGTATTTGTGCGTTGGTCAGATGGGGATATTAAAGCCTATCCGGTTGGCAACTTTACCGTTAAAAAGAAATCCAACGGGCAATGGATGTAAATATCAACTAAAATAAACCTTATATTTTAAGGTGATATTATGGCAAAACCAAAGATTATAGCTCCAGCATTAAAAGAAAAGAAAACAGGCATCGTCATTGAGGCTCCTTCAAAGAAGTGGGCGCATGACCAGCTTGAGGCTAAGGAACACATTAAGAAAAAGAAAGTTAAGGAAGGTTTTGTTACTTCCGAAGATACATTCGTTAAACGTAAAGAGGCTGCTAAGATTGCTAAAAAAGCTGGTCAACTTAAAAAAGATGTTAAAAAGCTACATTCAACTGATTTACGCAAAGCTGGCGGTATTGGCAAGAAAAAGATTACATAGGATAAGGAAATGACAGAGGACATAGAGGAAGTTATACTGGCACTAAGGGCTGCCGGATACGCAGTGCCCCAATACGAAATATTACCTGACGGAGCGGTGCACTACTTTTATGGATCCAAAGACACAAATTCTCTCCTACATAGCCAGCAACCCGGGGCTGAGGACAGAAGAGATTAAGATTGGTATCAAGAGGGCTTCTTTAGGACTTCATTTACGTAATTTAGCCGACAAAGGTCTTTTGATTAAAACCCAAGATGATGGCTGGCAAGTGTCTCAGAATTACATACTGGAAAAGCCGGTCTTTAATCTAAAGCCCATAGATATTGCTGAAAAATATATTAGAGAGATGATCTTCTGCAGTGACGAAAGATGAACGTAAATACTTATCGAGTGTTGCGAACCTCGGCTGCATACTTTGCAGACATCTTGGCTACGGTACCAAAGACGCAGAGATACATCACATTCGCAGGTTTGGGGGTAAACGATCGAATGCTCCAGTTATCGGACTCTGCCCAGAGCATCACCGAGGCAATACCGGTGTTCACGGACTTGGAGCTAAAGGATTCGAGAAACGTTATAACATTACTCAAGGGGATTTACTGGAACAGACACAGGCTTTACTGGGCAAAACCTCTGGAGTTTAAATAAAGTAGGGGGGACGTCTGAAAGACTGGGCCAGAGGAGTAACCGCTATCCCCCCGTTAAATAGTTTACACATTATAGTACAATAAGCAAAGCCCCTAGGAATTACAGTTCGCTAGAGGCTTTTAACCAATCAAACTTATAGGAGTTATCATGGCTGACATCAATTCTACACTATCCAAAGAGTCACTACACGAACTATTTGAGTATCGTGATGGTAAATTAATAAGAAAAAATACAACAGCTAGCAACGCATTGGCTGGTACAGAGGCTGGAACGTTTGACGCTTCAACAGGATACTATCGTGTATACATTAATGGAAAAAAAGAAAGAGTTCATAGAATTATATTTTTAATGCATCATGGGTACCTGCCAAAATATATAGATCATATAGACAATGACAGAAAAAATAATAGGATTGAAAACTTAAGAGAAGCAACTTTTGCAGAAAATTGTCAAAATGCTTCAAGAAGAAAAGATAATTCTAGCGGATACAAAAATGTCATCTTTTCAAAAAATACTAATACATGGTATGTAAGAATTAGGGCAAACGGAGAACTGCTAATTTTTAGAGGTTTTAAAAGCGTTCAGCAAGCTAATGAAAAAGCTATTCAAGTACGCAGCCAAATACATAAAAATTTTGCTAGAAATGATTAAAGCTCAAGCGGGTCAAACCCTAACTCATCAGATATTACTTTAGTTCTTCTGCGGAACTCAGCATCGTGATGAGTCCATCTACTAGTTTTCCACCGGCTCATATGAACGCATTCATGGCATAACACCCTGATTACAGTAGATAAATGACCGCATTTCTTAGATGAGATAGTGATGATGTGCTCATAATCTCCGCCATCATCGTAGTAATAAGTACCCATGGTTTCTGGGTCTTGGTCTACAACAAAGTTAATCTCTTCTGGCAACGGCATATTCCACCGGTCAAACGGCTTCATGCAATAAATTGCGCTATACAAATTCTTTAGAATTGAAGGGGTTAGCTTCATATTAAACCTTGTGAATGGCACCTCGGAACTCGTACTCATCCTCGCCGCAGACTTGGATAAGCTCAGGAAGCATTAGTCTACCACGCTCCCATGATAGTAGGGCAAACCCTGATCTCCAGTCTTTAGGGTTATCTTCCGTGTATCCCATGAACTGATTGCCATGAGGATCGGCTAGGCAGCCCGTTTGGACGCCATAGCGGGTTCCGTTGTAATCGGTGAAGGGTTGCACTGCCAAATTGTGTGTGTGCCCTGTAACCATGTTTACGCCCGAATTAAGGGCATTGGCTCTTCCTGCCCCAAAAGAACCCTTCCAGCGGTGCTTGATACAGGTGTCCTCATTGACCCAAAATGACCAGCATGGTTTCCAGAACGGGAAATGATCTTTAAGGGTAAACCCTGATACTCCCTCATACATACCAGTTTGGGCTGATAGAAAGGTCTCAAAACGGGCATCGTGATTACCCATAGTCCAGATAAGCTCTGCACCCTTGGCTACCTTCTCAATACCGCCCATAAACTCTTTACAGGCGTCTAGCTCTTCTCTGACAGTAGGAGACTTCTCCCAACCGATGCGGGCATGGCGGGACGCCTGAGAGCCGTCAAACATGTCTCCGTTAGCGACCACTACCTTTGGCTTAAATTCTTTAATAATCTTTAACAAAGCCCTATAAGCTGTAGTGGTTTCGTCAGGCCAGAAATGGGCATCTGAAAAGACCACAACTTTACCCTTTTCCATCTCAATACCACGACGGGCATTGCCGGGGGTTTGTTCTATCTTTTTAAGGTATGCTGGATTTTGACTGGCAAATGTATCTAATCTGATACCAAGCCTGTTTTCTATAGATCTACGTCTTGCGTACACATTTCGTATTGCAATTTTATTAGCCTTGGCAAACTCTTCAGGACTTCCAAACTTCTTCCAAGATGCTATCCACTCTTCGTCTGTTAAATGATATCCAGCCATGGGGTCTCCTCTGTTAGATCAATGACTTAGATTGCATTTATACAATACTTTTATTAAAAAACCAATAAATATTTGATATATAAGGGAAAACCACTATGGTTCTAGTGATTTAACCTTATCATTGAACCTGCGCATGATGACCTGCTTTTGGTTCTCAATTTGCTGTATGCGTTCTTTAGAAGCACCTTTTTCCAACAACTCTTTACGAGTTTTGTTTAGTTGAGAAATTTGGTTTTCTGTACTATTGGCAAGCACCCATAAACGAGCTTGTGGATTATCCCGTAAGAAACCAGCCACATCTTCACGATTCTTTTGACGGCCTTTAATTTCATTTTCAAAATTAGCCATCTTGGTTACGTTTTCGTAGAAACGTTGAGAGTCAGCTGCTTTAGATTCAGCGTCACCAATAAATCGACCAGCAATAGGCACCTTGTATGGAGGTAACTCTTCTCCAGTAACCTGAGACGTAATAGCTTGCTCTACTTTCATAATCTCACGACCTACACCGCCGGTAAATTGACCAGCTAAGTAATCAATCTCATCACCAGTTGGACTAGAGAATGGTCCAAACAAAGTACCTTTTTGATACTTAGTTCCACCAGAAGCGTAATTTAAAAACTCAGCCAATAACTTGCTAATCTCTGTAGCGCCTTCACGGGAACGTAAGTATCCGGGTGTAGGGTTAGTTGCTTGATCTTTCTTATAGATTGGACGACCAAACGCATCTTTGTTTGCTTCAATTGCTAAGAATGGATCTGCTATGCTAGGAGCTAATGTTTGCATAGAAAGGCCTGAGCTACCCAACGGGTTAAATGCATCCATAGCTGTGCCAAATAAATTAGCTAGATGCTCTCCGGGCTTCTTAAAATCATTGATAGCCCATTCAGTAGTCACACGACCAATGTTAGGGAAGAGGTGCAATCCTAATGGCATAGGAATCATTGCATACTTTTTACCGCCCAAAGGAATAATTAAGTTACGTTCTTTAATAAACTCTGGTGGTTCATCTTCATCAAATCCTGCAGCAGCTAGCGCAAGAGCTTGTATAGCACCAAGAGTAATGCCGCCAGCCAAAATCTTACGACCAGCAGGTCCTTTCATGGTTTCATATAAACGAGCAGAACCTTGAACAGCAGCGTTAAAGAATGCATATAAAGCATTGATGCGGGAACCTAGTTGACCCTTGCGATCAAAGTTAACTGTTAAATTTTTAGCAATACTAGCAGCCTGCTCTTCAGATAAACCTTTATCAAGCGCTACTTTATATGCCGAGAAACGTACCGCATTCTCAATGGTATCGTTAAAGTCTGACAATAACTGCACGGCTCCAGTAAACGCTTTACGGAATGGGCCACGCTTCATTCTTTCTAATTCATGGTCAATCAGCTGTTTCTCTTCTGCTTTTCTAGCTAATGAATCACGATACAAGGTTTGTGCGCCTGCCGCTTTAAATCTTTCCCATAGCTTAGCATCATCAGTATTTGGAATTGACTTACCACTATTCTCTGCTCTAAGCACTGAAAAAATAGTTCTCATTGATGGCATGACACCAGCAAGAACTTTAGCTTGCTCACCAGCAATCTTAGTAGTTGACAAGTTAATTGTTGCGCCTTGTACGTCACGTAATAAGTTGATGCCACCGAACACTGGGTTATATTGTGTATTAACAGCAGAGAACCAACGAGTAAACTTACCAAACAATCCTAATACGGCGCCCAATTGCTCGGTATCTAAGTTCTTCATGGCTTCTACCATGCGCTTAGCACGAGGATCATTTTGATTAAAGAAGATGTACCAGTTTTTTCCGTTTACACGAACTGGGAATACATGATCTCGGTAACGCTCTAATGGATTAACTTTATAGCGAACAGTTTCCAATCCGGTTTGTTTGTCATAAACAATCTCTGGCGTCTTAACTTCCTGCATCATGCCAGCAATATCAGCGCCATCTAATCCCATAGAATCTAGTTCTGCCGCTAAAGCATCAAAGTCTTTAATGGCTTCAGGATTTACTGGCAACCAGAAGTTAGGATTAGGGTTCTTAACAGCTAAGCCAAGAAGCGATCTTCCTACACGAACCTTTTCAGCTTTAATCAAAGCACGTTCACGCTGACCAAGGATGTTAGCCATAATGTCTTGAACGCCTTTGGTAGAACCCATAGCACGTTTGTCTGTTCCAACGCTAGTAGCAAAGCCTTTGCCAGTTCCTTGGCTTGGATGGCTAGCAAAGTCATCATCCTCACGGAATAAAGGAACGTACTTTTTGTAAGCCTTATTCCATGAATCAATCAATGATTTTGGATCAATACCATTATCAACAAGAATGTCTTGTGTACCACGAATCATGGCATCAAAGCGCTTGGCAACTTCTTCTAGTTTCTTAGCTTTGGCTGGATCAAGTTTGTCAAAGTACTGCTCAATTTGCTTATAGGTTAATCCGGATCCTTGGTCGGTCATTGCGGATGGATTAGGGCTGCCGTCTGGCAATGTAGCAGGACGAATCTTAGCAATTTGATCGTTACGCTCTTCGGCATGACGATTATGCAAATACTCATTCATTTCAGCAGGAGATATACCTAGCTTATTCATTTCTTTAATAACAGGCATTAGCTCTTGCAATAAGAACTTACGCAACGCAGCAGATGTACGACCGTGATATAGCTCTTCTTTGAGGTATACGTTCCACTTATCGTCTAGATCGCCAGCTTCTTTCTTAATAGCCTGAATAACACGTTTAGTGTCAATGTGTTTATCTTGCAGTTTGTAGATAATGTTATCTGCTTTACTAACTTCTGGGCTATTCCATACTGGAGATACTACTTCACCCTCAATGTTACGACGACCTTTAGGTGGAGCTGCTTCAACTTTTTCTTTAGCTTCGCTAATTTCTTGTGGTTTTGTAGCTTCAGCCGCTTTACGAGTCATCGTTATGCTGCCATCAGCATTTTTAATGATATCAAATTTATCTTTTAACTCTTTAACAACCAAAACTTTTAGCGGAAGTTTTACTCCCTTTTTAACTTGAATAGATTTAATTGAATTTCTAGCAAGAGCATCTGCAATATATTCTCTGCCAGCAAGATCACCAGTCATTGGCTTTTTATGTTCTTTCCCGGATACATTGTATCCATCATATTCAATTAAAACACCAGTATTGCCACGTTGACCAAGAGCAAGATCAGGATTATCTGTTAAAAAGAAATTATGCGTTGTTCTTGTTTGACGTAAATCTTCTCTAATTAAATCTGCAGCGTTATATCCGCTAGTGTCATGCCATAAGGATGGTTTATTAATTGGAGTGGTTTTATGAACGCCGCCAATGCCCCATGACATTTTTTCAGGAAGTCTTGTTGCCGGTGCTTGCTCCATTCCTTGCTGGCTAAACAAAGCCATTTGACCTTTGTATTTTGATTCAGTAATCTCATCAATCTGCGTTCTAGATGCAATGCCATCTAAGAATTCTTTCATGGTCTGAGTAGGCAAAAACTTCCCGCCTTTAACGCTAGCATAGAATTTCTTAAGGCTATCGGCTAGTTTCTTAAAAAACTTATCAACTACAGATAATGGCTTCTCATTAGATGTTGCCCAGCGAGATACTTGATCTGCATACCATTCTTCAAATCTTCTCCAGTATGGATCAGCTGTTGAAGCTCTAGCCATTGGATCTGCAAATTTAGTTTGTTGTGCAGAAACCTTTGGACGCATAGACTCTACAAGCTCTTTTGCTGATATCTTATGATGAGTATTAAACCAAGAATTAAACTCTTTAATGATGGCATTTTTAGTTGGAATGTCTGCTTTATCAAAGACTTGCCATTCATGAATGTGCCCAAGCTCATGGGCAATCGTTTCCATGGTTCTAACTTTGCTAACTGATGGATTAATAACAATTGCATAGTTACCATCCAAAAGTTCTCTGACCATACCAAATGATGTTTTTTCGCCCATCCAACCAATTGCTCTATGAGGGCCAGTAAACTTATCTTTATTGGCTATTGCCTCTTCTTTGGTCAGCATATAAATGTTGCCTTTGATGCCGAGCATTTTTGCCCAACCTCTTGCAACATTAACCATATCTTTAGGGACTAATGAAGATCCTGTAATTCCGGGCTTGATAGTTAAGAATGGTGTTTTAGCGTGTTTTTCTGCTTCTGGAGCTTCAATATCGTTTTTAACTTTTAGTAACTCATCTTTTTGAGCCTGAGTAAACTTCATTGAATTTAATATTTTTGCACCTTCATCAGTTTCAATATCATGAATAGTGCTCCATACAGCTCCATTTTTGATTGGCGTGTATACAATATCGCCATTTTTTTTGCGTGTTTGTGCAAGAGCAATATCACCATTTTGGTAAATGATGTTGGAATCTATGCCGTTCTTTCTGTATAGATCAGCACCTTTTTCGGCTTCAGCCTGCTGTTCCATTGTGGCTTTGCTATATCCCACAGGAAGAGTAGTAGCCTCTTCAGTTTCTGCAACCTTTTGTTTTACTTCTTCTGCGACCGCTTCTTCTGGGGCTGGCTCTAATGCTGTTTCTAATTGTTGAATACGCTGATTGATGCTATACAATTCAGCCTGCTTATTCATGTTAAATGTAGTGTCAGCACCTTGGTTATAAAGCGCATCGTAAATTAAATTACGCATAGACTCTACGCCGCCAACGCCCTCTTGCAAATCACTTTCAGTCAAGATTCCGTCATTGATTGCAGCCAACGCTAAATCATCAAGGCTATATCCTTCTTTTTTAAAGATACCCACTGGTAAGTCTTTAACAGACTTCTCAATTCCCATGTCTGCTTTTTCTTCTGGCTTGATGCCATACTTTTTAAGCCAAGGAATAAAATTATCTTTAATGCTTTCTGCTTTATCTTTTGCTTTATAAAGCTGCAACAATTCCATGTGATCTGGAGTAGGATTTACAACTACATCTTTTGTTAGTAAACGCTGACGTGGTTGATTCTTATCATTCTTATATTGAATGTATTCTCTACCATCTTTTTTAATAATGTTGCCGTAGATGCTCTTAACTTCGCCCTTGTCCATAAAAGCAAAGTTATTCTGACCAGCAGCACCTTCATGGATCTCTGGTGGTGGTAATGTTGTAGCGCTTTCAAGTTCTGCTGTTGGGGATTTTATAGGGGCAGGAGCCTCTGCTTTAGTTTCAGCAGGAATTACAGGCGCAGCCTTTTCTGGAGAAAGGGCTTGTTCAATCTCAGTAATCATTGCTTCTGTATCTTGAGCTGCAGAAGGAGGGGCTGTAGGTGTTATTGGTGTTACTGGCGGCACTGCTCCGGCAGCAGGAGTAGGGGCAGGAGGAACTTCTGGAGCTTTTGGTGCTTTTCTAGATTCAGCAACAGTTTTTAATCCTGTAACTCCAACGGCTTGTGGGGTGGCTCCTAACCCTTCAGCCAAGATATCGCCAGCTCTTAACTCTTCTCCAGATGCAACTTGAGCAGCAGCTTCGCCAGCCATTTCTGTGCCAGTCTCAGCCGCAATATTGCCTGCAGCACGGGCTACATTTTTGCCTAATTGACCAGCCTTAAATGGCATCAGCAATTTACCGCTAGCAGCATCTGCAGCAGCAATTACAGTTCCACGAGTCATGGCTCGTTTACCTGCAGCTTCAATAAAAGCAGGATCTCTAAGTTTAGCTTCTACAGCTTTTTCATCTTGAAGGTTAACTCCAGACTCTCTTAATGAGTCTGTAATTGAAGAGACAAACTCAACTGGGAAGCTACCGGTTGCAAGACCAGTCATTAAGCCAGCTACGCCACCCTTTAATAAAACGCCTGCTCCACCGCCAATTAAGCTTGGCAATGCGTTTGGAGAAGACTCAACAGCTAATTGCTGTATAACACCGGTAGGATCTTTTGTAAAAGTTTTCCAAGCACCTTCAAAGTCTTTTTCGTTGGCTAAGCTAATAACTTCATCTGCGTATGGATTGCGCTTGTACCCCTTTTGCTCTTCACCATATTTAATGGTTTTAGCAACGGTGCCAGTTAACGTAGACTGGATAGAATCTCTAACTTGTTTGCGTTGGTCAGGGGTCATGTCCTGATAGCCAAGCACATCGTCAATAGGGGCTACTGATTTACCAGCATCAATTTGATCTAAAGTGTTGAGCAATGCTGCATTATTTTTAGCGGCATTAGCGTAATAGCCTTGTTGCATTCCTGCAACACCGCTCTTAAACTGTTCAGGAGCTAGCTCAGCGCTAAGCCCTGTAGAATCAGTTACCTGTGGAGTACCAGCTAAGTAAGCATCTGGGTCAAAAGCTTTTATCTCCTTGGGCGCTGTCTCTTTTAAATAAGCATCCGGATCAAAAGCCATGTTATTTTCCTAGTCGTTTCTTAATTGCATCAGCCCGTGGATCTTCTGGGTTGTCATTTGCCCATTGTAATGCTTCCATATCTTCTTTGGACATTCCGCCAAGGAAAGACGGCATAACCTTTTGATATCCAGTA